AATTAGCTTTGATCGCTTGTTAGTCACATTAAACATCAATTAAAGATGATGAAGGCATCTTCAAAATTGATGATCCCGACAGTTGGAATACTGATCGGAGGGGTACTGTACGTAGGAATACGGAAAGTATGTCAGAGTGAGAGGAGTTTATTCTTCCTCGTATCTCGAATGCTCGAACGCCTTCAAGACGCACCTCTGTTGAAGAGCAGAGACGTTAGACAAACGTTCAGAGTAGAGGCTGTGCCGTCCGCCGAATTGGTAGATGGTCACTCACACGGCATTTCAGCTCGCGATAGGAATATGGCGAACAAATTTTGCCGACAATTCGCTTACAAGCTGGGTCGCAAATGCTTTAGCTACCAAATGTCTAGTTCAGATCAATACGTCAAGGTACCTGGATACAGAGATTGGCGGTGGACAAAGGATCTATCATCTAAACCATGCAACAACCCGGAAACGGGAATTTCGTACATGGTGGATGTGGATTACTATGTCGACATGAACAAGTTCCTCGCTGGAAAGCGAGAACCTGTTTTGATCTTCACAACGTTACCATCAAAGGTAGCGTCGTCAAGTGGTGATACTGTTCACTACTTCAACAAAGACAACGAACTAGTCACCCGCGTGGCTGGTGGAGCTACGTTCCAACACAAATTGTGGGACTACAATTGCGATTCACTCGTAGCAGTAAAGAAGATCTTCGGGATCACTTACTGCGTAACACACTTCCTCGTGGATTTGAGACATGTCAGTAATGAAAAGAAACTGGTATTGTTCACTCCCGTAGGAACATGGAGAGGAGTTTCATCCTGGATTGCCAATTGGTGGCTTGACGGAACGGAACTCAAGAGACTGCAACCGGTAACTAACGGTTGGGCATCTTTGTATTCACTGGGTACTGACGGACTGAATGTATCAGTTGGACGAGCAGGAACCTATGGAGAAGCTAGTGTGCCGGCCAGCGTGTTGGAAAACATGTTGGCAGCGGATCGACTTTCCAAACAAAACGCCAATGTTGGCTCGGTTGCATCTTGGGCCGAATCCGACCGAACGAAAGGTGTCATCATTGCGGATTATATCCGCGAGAATAAGACAATCAAAGCACCTTACGTTGCCAACATATCGTCAGGTGTTATTGGTTACAGCGCGGACTTGACTGGGGACGATAACGATAAGACAACTATCGAGCCGTTCATGCCAGCTCTTGTATCTGGGGGATGCTTTGCACCATCACAGGACAAGAAGACTACAACATGGGGAGTCGAGTCAAGAGTGACAAATCTAAAACAACTTCGGAGCTTACCGATCAACAAACTAAACAGAAAACGAGCGCGACAATTCGTCAAGCGTGTCGTTGGAGATACTGTATTGTGTCCTGTT